CTCCGCGGTGAAGTTGCTCGGGAAGCCGACATGAAGTACGTCGAGCACACCGGCGCCGCCATCAAGACCGCGCGGGGAACAGCTTGACTCACTGCAAGAGGAGATGCGGCAGGCCGGTGCGAAGCTGGTGGAAAAGTCCACCCAGGTCATGACGGCGAAGCAGTCTGGCGAGGAATCGGCGAAGGAGACCAGCAAACTGGCGATGATGTGCCAGGGCCTGCAGGACAGCCTGGTGCTGTTCCTGTCGTACTTCTCCCTCGCACTGAACAACCGCGCCGAGGGCGGCACCGTGCAGCTCCAGCCGAATCTCGACCCGGATTATGCTCCGGCCGAGACCATGGGTGTGCTGCAGCGCATGCGTGACGGCGGCTCGTTGTCAGACCAGACCCTGTTCAACGAGGCCCAGCGCCGCGGCATGCTTGCCGAGGACCTGGACTGGGAGTCGGAGCAGGAGCGGATCCGCAACCAGGAGCCTGCGATATGACTCGCTTGGAGGTGCTGCTGGCGGAGCTGTATACCGACCATGGTATCGACCTGATCAGGGCCACGGCGGGTATGTCGAAGGAAGTCGAGGAGAAGATCACCGAACTCGCCGAGGAGTTGGTGAAGCTGCTGCAGGGCCGCCGGTTGCCGCTGAAGAACGTTAAGGAGGTCAATGCGATCCTCGACGAGGCGGCTAAGGCAATCAAGGCGCAGTACACCGAGATCGCTGCGGCACATGATGCCAACCTGCGGCAACTCGCGGTCATCGAAGGAGGCTTCGCGTCGAACTCAATCAACAGTCTGGTGAGCCGGCCAATCATGCTCGGCGTCGGCAAGAACCGACTCAGCGCTGTGTTGCGAATACGCTCATCGAGGGCGCGCCGACCAAGCAATGGTGGCTCAAGCAGGCTGCGGATGTGTCGTTCCGGTTCGCCGGTGTGGTGCGCAATGGCTTCGTGAACGGCGAGACCACGGAACAGATGGTCACCCAGATCGTCGGCCGCCGGGCTCGGGGCGACCAACCGCCGGTGAAGGGCTTCATGGATGTCAGCAAGCGCGCGGCGAGGACCTTGGTCCACAACAGCGCCCAAGCGGTGGCCAATGGCGCCAGGATGGAGGTCTACAAGGCCAATTCTGGCGAGAATGGCCCGGTGAAAGGGTATCGCCAGCTCAGCACCTTGGACTCGCACACCACTGAAATCTGCATGGTCTACGACCAGAAGACTTGGGATCTTCAGTTCAGGCCTGTGGGGCACTCGTTGCCGTACAAGCAAGGTTGCCCGCGGCACTGGGGGTGTCGCAGTACCACTCTGCCTTGGCTCAAGACGATGCGTGAGCTGGGTATCGACGTCGACGAGGTGAAGAGCACCCGGCGTCGATGGACGGCCAGGTGCCGGCCAGTCTGAACTTCGAGACATGGCTCAAGGGTAAGTCGAAGGCCTTCCAGGACGAGAAGCTGGGGCCCGATCGCGCCGACCTCTGGCGCCGAGGCGTCATCACCTTGAGCGACCTGTTGGACCAGCGGGGCAACCCGCTGAGCCTGGCTCAACTTAGGGAGTCAGTCGGAGTTCGCTAACCTGCTGCTCTCGCAGGAGTGTCGTAGCTTATCGAACTCGCCCATCTGCTCTCGGTACTGCTGGGGCCAGAGCCTGTAGCCAGCCAATGCTGCTCGGATCGCTGTTTCCTGCTGCTCTGGCGTGCTTGCAGTCATTCCCTGTCGTGTCAGCTGCGCGATGGTTAAGGCTGCAAGGGCGAGCTCGGGAGGGGCATACGCATTCACTTCGAAAGCGGCCGGATGATCTCCTTGCCCGCACTGTTGAAGGATTGCTGATCGTTTTCGACCGACGCTCCAATCAAGCCCCGAGTGTTCCAAAGAGCCGTTCGCCAACCTCACGTAGTTTCGCCTCCTGGGTGTTCGTATGCGCTGAATTACAACTTTGGACTGCAATTTGTTCGATAGAGCGATCGCTCGATTTCGTCGCTATCAGTTGGCCACCCAACGCGGCAAATCCCCCTATGGCTGCTGCAATCAAGGGGCTCAGTGCATTCCATAGTGAGTTCGTGGTGGTGCTCATCTTGAGTTCCATTTGCAATCGGTAGGAACGCATCAAATTACAACCTACGACCCGCCTTGGCGGGTTTTTTTATGCCTGCGTTTCGGATGGAGCGGGGCGCCTTCCGGGCCGGATGGCCCATCGCAATGGCCGGATGGCCGGAGAAAGACGAGATGAAACTGAAGACTGTCGAATCGATGGCAAGCAATACGCCGAGGTCCAGGATGGCAAGCCGGTTTACGTGGAAGATGACGCAAGGAGATCGCTTTCGATGCGGTTGGTACCCGAGCCACCATCACCCGCTTGAACGGAGAGGCCAAGCAGCACCGCGAGCGGGCGGAGAAGGCCGAGAAAAATCGCAAAGGACTCGAAGGCATCGAGGACCCGGCCGCAGCGCGCAAAGCCCTGGAAACCGTCGCCAATCTCGACGCGAAGAAGCTGGTGGATGCCGGCGAGATCGAGAAGGTGAAGGCTGAAATCGGCAAGGCCTACGACACCAAGCTGACCGAGGTCACCACGCGCGCGGAGCAGTTGGAGCAGCAGCTCTACGCCGAGAAGATCGGCGGCAGCTTCTCCCGCTCGAAGTTCGTGGCAGCACCGCCTGGCTGTTCCGGCCGACATGGTGCAGTCCGTGTTCGGCAAGCACCTGAAGTCGAGGACGGCAATGGTCGTGGCCTACGACGCCCACGGCAACAAGCTGTACAGCAAGGCCCGTCCCGGCGAGGCCGCCGACTTCGATGAAGCGCTGGAGATTCTCGTCGACCAGTACCCCTACCGCGACCAGATCCTGAAGGGCTCTGGCCACTCCGGCGGCGGAACGCCCCCGGGCGGCAAGCCCTCCGGCAGCACGGCCAAGTCGCTCGCCGACTGCAAGACAGAGGCCGAGAAGGTCGCCTACCTCGAAACGATCAAGTAAGGAGGCCACATGGCTTTCGATCTCGCTGTATTCAACAAGCAGACCTACACGGCTCTGACCGAAACCGTCGCCCAGGCGATCGACAAATTCAACCAGGCATCCGCCGGCACCATCGTTCTACAGAACGCGCCGGCGCAGGGTGACTTCGACATCAAGGCCAGCTTCAAGCTGATCGCCAATCTGGTGCGCCGCCGCAACGTCTACGGCAACGGCGACGTGGCTGCGACTCGTCTGACGCAGTTGCTCAACGCCGCGGTGAAGGTCGCCGCCGGCACGCCACCGATCGAGTATGAAGCGGCCCAGTACAACTGGGTGTTGCAAAACCCGGCGTTGGCGGCCCTGACCATCGGTGAGCAACTGGGTAAAGCACGTGTCGCGGATATGCTGAACACCGCCATCCGAGGCGCGGTGGCTGCAATCAGCGGTCACGCCGACGCGACCCATGGCAGCGCCACCGAGACCGCAACCTTCCGCACCCTGAACAAGGCGGCGTTCAAGTTCGGTGACCGCGCCAACGCCATCGCGGCCTGGGTGTTCCATTCCAGCGTGGTCAGCGATCTCTACGACAACGCTCTTGCGAACGCCGAGAACCTGTTCACCTACGACGGCGTGAACGTGATGCGCGACCCGTTCGGCCGTCTGTTCGTGGTGACCGACGCCGACTCGCTGATCGTGCCGGCTGGCGCCGACCCCGAGGCCAACCCAGCTTCGTTCCGCTCCCTGGGCCTGGTGCAGAGCTCGGTGCTGGTGACCGGCAACAACGACTTCGACGCCGTTCTGAACCGTACTACCGGCAAGGAGAACCTGGGTTCGGTCTACCAGGCCGAATGGAGCTACAACCTGGGCGTGCTCGGTTACACCTGGAAGACCGGTACGGGCGGCGCTTCGCCGAACGATACCGCGATCGGCACCGCGGCGAACTGGGAGCGCACCGCCACCAGCGTCAAAGACACCGCCGGCGTTCTGGTGCTGAGCAAGTAACCGCAGAGGGGCCGCCAGGCCCCCTTTTCATGAGGTGGACAATGACCAAGAAGATTCTGTGGTTCGTAGCTGGCCCGGCGACCTCGGACCAGATGGAGTTCGCCCAGCGCAATGGGCTGACGATTCGGGATCCGCTCGCCTATCGCCAGGGTGACTTCCTCGAACAGGCCGATGCGGTGGCCGGCGAGGTGCCGCGGGCATACTCGGTGGCCTACGACCTGATCGAACTGCAAACCAACGGTGCTGCGAAGGCTCCGGGTATCCATGACGGCGAGCCCACCCTCGACGAAATCAAGGCTGACCTGAAGGCCCTCGCGTCGCGTTCGATGGGCGTGCAGGCAAGGCTGCGTTGGCGAAACTGCTCGCCGAGGCGAAGGCGGCCCAGGAGCCCTCGCCGTTGAACGCCGAGCAGGTGCTGGCGCGTCTCGTTGAACTGGGTGTCGAGGTGCCGGAAGGCGCCACGCCCGATTCGCTGCGCGAGCTCCTGAAGGCGACCGAGGAGAAAGCCAATGGCGGTGATGACTGAGGGTGACAGCGCCAACAGCTACGTCTCCGTCGACCAGGCTACCGAGTATCACGCTCAGCGCGGCAATGCTGCCTGGCGTCGGCCTCCAATGACAGCCGCTCCTCGGCACTGATCAGGCGACCGACTACATCGACCGCAGCTATCAATTCCGAGGCTCGAAGGTCGACCCGGACCAGCCGCTGGAGTTTCCACGCACCGGCCTGGCCTGGCCGAACCGGAAGCTGCAGGCCGCAACGTGCGAACTGGCCCTGCTGGCGCTCGACGGGCCGCTGGACAAGGTACAGCAGGCCTCCGCTGTGAAATCCGAGACGGTGGGGCCCCTCACCACGGTCTACGCCGATCCGGTGAACCAGGGGCAGCCGCGCTACGTTGCAGTGGATCGGCTTCTGGAGGCGCTGACCGTCGGCGGCGGCATGTTCAACGTCAGGGTGTCGAGGATGAGCTGATGGCTGATATCTACGACCGTTCCCGGGCGATGGCCATTCGTATGCTGGCACCGCGGAGCAAGGGCGGTAGGGGCTTGAGCTACGCCTGACCAAGTTCGAGCAGGGCGAGTACGACCCGGCGACCGGTGGAAGTCCAACCATCGAGCGCCGCTTCGATGGTTCCGGCATGCGCCAGGACTACGATGTGCGGGTTATCGACGGTTCGCTGATCCAACAGGGTGATGTCGAGATCATCATGTCTCCAGTGCAGCTTGGGGGGCAGGACATGCCGGCGCCGAGGAACGGCGACCGTATCGAGTTCGACGGCGAGGCCTTCAAGGTGGTGACTGCGAAAGCCTGGAATTATGCCGGCCTGGGCATCGGCTTCGTCGCGCAAGCGAGGAGGTAGCGCATGGCCCGTGGCTCTCGCATGCGTCAACGCTACTCGGGGCGCCAGGGCAGCTTCGCTGCAGCGGTGGCGCAATTCCGCGACCAAGCCTTGGCTGCCGGCGATGCGATCTACCAGCGGATCATGTTGGACCTGTCGGTCAAGGTGATCGAGAAATCTCCAGTCGGTGACCCGGAGCGGTGGGCCGCGAACGTCGCCTACCGCCAGCGAGCGAGTGCTGCGGCGGACCGCTACGACGAGAACGTTGCGATTCGCAACACCCTGATCAACCTGAATCCGAGCAACTTCACCAGGAACGGGAAGCTACGTCGAGGCGTGAAGCACGCGAAGCCGCTGACCAAGGCGGAGCGTGACCAGAACTTCGACGTCAACGGGATGGTGGCCGGGCGCGGGTATGTTGGCGGGCGCGTTTCGGGCCAACTGGCAGTTCAGCATTGGCACGGCCGCACCGGGAGAGATTGATGACGTCGACCCGACTGGCAGCAAGGCAATTTCTGCAGTGACCGCTGGGGTCCAGCCGCTGAAGCTCGGTGATACCGCCTACCTGGTGAACAACCTGCCGTATGCGGTACCGCTGGAGTACGGGCACTCCAGCCAGGCACCGGCTGGCATGGTCCGGGTGACCATCGCTGAATTCCAGCAGATTGTGGAGGCCGCCGTCAGGGCGAACCAGGTATGAGTCACGAGATCATTCAGCAACTGTTCGAGCTCGCCTGGACGTCTGGGCGAAGGCCAAGGGAATCCCGGTCGCGTACCCGAATGTGGCGTTCGAACCGACGCCGGGTGCCATCTATCTACGCTGCTTCACGCTGCCCGCTGGCACTACCAGTAGCGACTTGGGCGGCTACCACCGGGGCTTCACCGGTGTGTTCCAGATCAGCATCGTGGTCCCAGGCGGGCAGGGCACCGGCGTTGCCGCAGACATCATCGCCGAGTTAGGTCAGCAGTTCCCTCTCTACAGCGAGTTGTCTCGCCCCGGTTTCTCTGTGCAGGTGGTGAGCCCACCAGCGCCGGGACCCTGGATATCGGGGGACATCACCGATACCAAACCAGTCTCCATCGGCTATCGCGCCGACATCTTCTGATCGCCCGCATGGGTACACCAGCACCCGCCATGAGCGGGTTTTTTCATTTCCACACGAGGAAAACTCCATGTCCGCAAGCCTCCCCAACGGCGCGCTGCTGGCCATTGCTGCCACCTACGGCCCGGCTATTCCGATTACCGCTGTCTCCAACGCCAAGCCAGCGGTTGCTACCGCAGATGCTCACGGCCTGTTGGTCGGTGACGTCGTGTCGCTGGTGTCCGGCTGGACTGGCCTGAACGGCCGAGCCGTCAAGGTCGCAGTTTCCACCGAGGACACCTTCTCCCTGGGCAATATCGATACCACCGATGTGATCCGCTACCCGGCCGGCGGCGGTATCGGCTCGGCGAAGAAGGTCCTCACCTGGCAGCAGATCCAGCAGGTGATGAACCCGACCACCTCCGGCGGCGAACAGCAGTTCGTCCAGTACCAGTACCTCGAGGACGATGACCAGCGCCAGTTGCCTACCTTCCGCAACGCGCAGTCGTTCTCGATGCCGATCGCCGAGACCCCAACTTGCCGCAGTGGGCGGTGATTGAGGCGGCGGACCAGAGTAAGGCGCTGCAGGTGATCCGCCTGACGCTGCGCAACGGATCGGAGGTTTTCTACAACGCTACGTCTCGGTCAGCGATACCCCGACCCTGAACGTCAACGAAATCCATGACCCGGACCCTGACCATCGCTCTCGATGGCCGCCCGGTTCGCTACAACCCGGCCCCCTAAGGAACTGTCATGGCGAAGAAGTTCAGTATCGCGCAGGCGCCTACCTTCGAATCCAGTGTGGAGATTCCCCGCCTCGGCGGGGAGTCCATCAAGGTGCCATTCACCTTCAAGTACTTGGATCGTGAAGCGCTGGCCGACCTCTACAGCAGTTGGGGAGAGCGGTTCAAGCGCTTGGTCGAGGAGACTCGCGAGCAGTCTCTGGAAGCGTTCACCACGGCTCAGATCGACCTCCAGGTCGAGCAGGTACAAGCCGTTGTGGCCGGGTGGGGGTTCGACGAGGCGTTCACCGAGGCCAACGTCCTTCAAGTACTTGGATCGTGAAGCGCTGGCCGACCTCTACAGCAGTTGGGGAGAGCGGTTCAAGCGCTTGGTCGAGGAGACTCGCGAGCAGTCTCTGG